CTATAATTTTGCTGTATTCTTTTTAACCTCTGCTATATCTCTTTGCATCTGTTGAATAGGTTTGACGATTGCCCCTGTATTTTCTGAAATCTGTACCAATTCAAGATAGGATTGCGCTATCAAATCCCGCGTATCATCAGCAATATTTCTTGTTTCCGTATTTATGGAAAGTAGAGCATCTGCTTTTACTGTCAGTAGATTAAGTGATTGAGATTGAATGATATTTTGATTCTTTATCTCTTCTCCTGTAATCTGCAATGCTGTAAACCTACCGTTCAACTCTCCTGCATCTTCATGCGTCATTTCAGTGCCGAACCCTCTTGATGAAGAAGATTGAGAATAGGATTCTTGCGAAATCTTATCATATCCGGTTGCTGCGGCAAGCTCGTCACGGAGCTTCATGGCTTCGTCCACATAACCCATGTATTCATCCATCAGCTCCTTACGCTCATTATTGTCAAGCGTACCATCATCCTTCATGGCTTCACCGAATTTATCATACCATGTCCTCAGTTTGTCACTAAACTGTTCACCGATGGCATTTGACAGCATCGCCTGCATGAAATATTTGGATATGTCATCAGCAAAATCCTCCGCACTCTTCTCCATATCCATCAGACTGCTTATAAAACTGTCATACATGGAATCGAATGACATTCCAATCAGGCCCTCATAAAGACTGTCGGTCAGTTCTTCCAGTTTTCCTGCCTGCTCTATATAATCATCCAGCTTGTCGGTAACACGCTCACCGTAACCTCCCTTACCGGAAGATTCCATGATATCCCATAACCATACGTCCGACCGTAGAGCTTTCATCTGTTCGGGGGTCAGATTCCACAAGGAATCGGTGCCGGAGAAATCCTGCATGCCGGTAGCTTTTCTTGCGTGTTCCAGCATTTCATCCGTCCATTTCAGATAATGCTGCCAGCTGCCGTGGCTCTTATGATATCCGGCTTGCTCCTTTGCTATTTGCAGATAGTTTTTATTGACTTCCTCCTGATACTTTACAGCTTCCCTGTAAGATTCAACCGATTTCATTCCCTTGCTTGCCTTCATCTCGTCAGTCAGATCCTCGATGGCCGTTTGCAAAGTTTCATTCCTGTCCGTCAGCCTGTCTATCGTTTCCTGTACTTCCTTGGCGTTTCCACCTATTCCAAACAGGGAGTTGAAGCCTCCGAATGAGATTGCGTTCAGGATGTTTCCTATGCCGTTCCTCAATGACTTGCCGATTGTGACAAACAAATCCCCTGACAAGACATCACCGATAATTCCACTGACAGCGTTCAGAACAGCATCAAGCAGACCACCGACAAGATCACTTAATCCGTCTTTGAGTACGTCAATGATGGACAGAATCCATCCGACAATGGGAACCTCCTTAAGAGATTCTGACGTTTTTCCTATGACATCCTTGAATCCGTTCACGGTTTTGATAATTCCGCTATATGCGTTATACAATCCACCGGATGAAATCTGCTGCAAGCCTCCCAACAAATTTTCCATGCTTGCTTTCAGTCTGGTGGCGGTATCAGTCACATTACGCTGGGCCTGATTGGCGATATCAGTCTGTGTCTTCACATTGGCGGATGCAATGTCAGCATTCTGCCGTGCTGTTTCAAGAGCGTTTGCTGCGGCTTGTTTCTCACTTTCCGTTCCGCCCTTCTGCGCTTTGGTGTAATCATCCTGTGATTTCTTTAGTTTTTCCAAAGCAGCTGTTTCGATCCCTATGGCACTGATACGATTCTGTTCTGCTATTTGATAGGCTTTTACATCCTCTCCAAGTTTCTTGAAGTTGACTCCACTTGTACCACCCAAAGACTTTTCCATCTGGCTGATGGCGTCAATCAATGATTTCTGGCTTGCCTGATCGGAGTTCTTGAACTTGTCAGTCCGTACATATTTTTTCGCTTCGTCCAAGGCGGGCTTTATCATGTCGGAAAACATGGAACCAAACTCACCGAACACAGTAACCCAATCTATATTGGCTTTTATGGCTTCTGTTTCCTTGTTCTGTATGGCAACATCACGTTGTTTCTCCAGTAACTTTACTTGTGCACTATTAACACCGTTTTCTTCCTGTGCTTTCCTTATTTTTTCCGCATACTCTTGGGCGATAGCCAATTTCTGCTGCTGGAACGTGCCATATTCTTTCAAGTAGTCGTTCAAAGCCTGTTGTTCGGCTTTCAGCTGTCCTTCAGTTACATCGGAAATATCTTTATCCCTCATACTTTCGGCATTGGTATAAGCTTCTGAAATTTTCTGTGCCTGCTTGTCGGTCAGCTTACCGTTACCGGCTTTGCTCCATTCTTCCTCCTGTTTTCTTATCGCATCAATCTGTTTCTGGTAATCAAGGTCAATCTGTTTCAACTTCTTTTCCGTGCCTTCTCTCATTAGGTTGATTTCATCCTGTTGGTTCTGACGTCGGAGTGAAAGAAGTTGCCCGTCCAGCTTTTCCTGATTTTCCTTTTGCTTCTTTGCTAGATTTTCCTGTCTGGTCAGTGCGCTTCCGGTTACTCCGCCCAGCTCCTTGTATGCCTTTTCGGATGCCTCCATCTTATCTTTGGCTTCTTTCACCTGTTTCGATGTAGCCGTCTGATCTTTGATTAATGCCTCATACACTTTTTTCGCTTTCTCCCATTCGGCTTTGGCATTTGCCAAATCCTCCTGATATGTAGTTTCCTTTATTTCCTGTTTGTCCTCAACTTCCAATTGGGTATTGATTTCTGACAAGACATCTTTTCTTGCGTTTGCCAATTCATTCTTCAGGTCTTCGATACGCTGTGCCTGAACCTTCATTTCGGAACGGTTGTTCTCTTTCCTTGCCAGATTATAAGCCCATTCTGCACTTTTTATTTGTTGTTCCAAAGATTCGACTATAGCCTGTTTTGACAGTGTTCTGGATTTTACAACTTCTTCATTATATGCCTTCCAAAAACCAGTCAAATCCTGTATATGGCCTTTCTCATCAACATATTTCCTAAAGAGTGCTGGGTATAGTTCCTCAATATCTTTTAAAGCTTTAAGTTTAGTGGTCTCGGCTTCCACCTCGCTATTAATGGTGCTAACAAGACCTTCCAAAGTACGTTTCCGATCTTCTTCGTCCGTGTTGAGTTTTTCTATTTTCTTGTTGTACGAGTCCAAAGCACGTTCAGCAGATGTTGTGCTGTCGGATAATGCCCACATGGCAGCTCCAAGCCCTACAACCGCCGTTGCCAACAACACATAAGGATTGGTAAGCATTGCAGCGTTTAAAGCTAACTGCGCTTTTCGTGCCAATAAACGGGCATTGGTAAGTCCAATCTCCACAAGAGTATGTTTACTTTCGGCAGCAGTAACAAGCATCACTGCGGTCCGGTATGTACCATAAGTAACCACTAATCCAGCCAAGATCTTACCTACTGTTTCATAATTCTGAATCAACGAAGTTGTCATTTGAATACCGTCCATGATAACACTTTCCGACTTTGTTCCCAATTCGTTAAACACGGAATCCAAAGCATCCTGCATCATAGACAACTGACCATTGATAGTCTTTGAGGCATTCTCAGACATATTATAGAACTTACCACCTGCGGAAGTTGCATCAATGAATGCCTGTTGAACCATTTCAGCGGAAACAGCACCTTTGGACATTTCATCTTTCAAAGTTGCGATAGATTTTCCGGTCTTTTCGGAGATAATCTGTAACGGGTTGAATCCAGCGTTTATCATTTGATTCAAATCCTGCCCCATAAGTTTACCCGCTGCTGACATCTGTGAAAATGCCAAAGTTAGCGAATTGAACTTACTGGATTCCCCCATAGAAATATCACTAATGGCTTTCAAGTATTTGATAGTGTCTTCTGCTTGTATGTTAAATCCAAGCATCATCTTTTCTGCTCCAACCATATCTGACATAGTAAGTGGAGAAATCTTAGCCAGCTCCTTGATTTGCGGAATCAGTTGTCCTGCCATATCCTTTCCAACCATAGTCTCAATAGCGGTCTGCATGGATTGAAATTCTCCACGAACACGAATCATTTCAGAACCTAATGCCTTTAATACTCCAGCACCACCAATAACCGCCAATGCTTTCTTCCAAGAAATAGCGATACCGTTGTTACTCTCTACGATTTCCTTAGCATTATCATTGTAAAGGGCGTATTCATCCCGAAGTTTCTTTACGGAAAGACGCGCTTCGGCTTGTTGTTGGGTTAATCCAAATAAAGCTGCCTTTTCTTCATCAAGAGCTTTGCGGGCAGCATTGTATTCTTCTAACTTGCTATTTGCTGATAACGGATTCCTTTTCAATGCTATACGATAAGCATCCCCAAGTCGTTTTACATCCGCTTCAATATCCTTAACTACCGCTTTTTGAGCAAGAATCTTCTCTGTGAATCCATTCACGGCCTGGGAAGCATCGAAGATTTTCCTTTTGAATCCCGTTTCCATCTCCGCTCCAGCTTTGGCTGCATTAGTCACCAACTCATCCAATCTTTGGTTGGATGCAGCAAGTTGGGCATTCAAAGCCTTGAAAGCAGCAGGAGACTGCGTGCCATCCATGCTCATTAACTCCTGCTTTAATTTTGCAATTTCATTACGAAGTCTTACAACTTCTTCCCAGTCACTACCTATCTTAAAATATAATTTTGCCATATCTATTTCTTTTTCCTACGATTAGCCAATTCCTTACCACTGATTCTATTCACCTTCTGACCACCATATACTGCGCGTAATTTATCCCGTTGCATCATCAGCAGATTCCGATAAGGGATAATCTCAAACACTTCTGTATAACTCAGATGCAGCGTGTCAATCAAATGGGCTATCTGCCCGAAGAACGTTGTGTTTCCTACTGTTTCGGTCTTGCTGCCAGCATCGACACGTTCCTCATCGAGCTGACACACTGAAAAGCCGAAATATCCATCATAGAGAAACAGACTCCCAAGGCATCTTTGACTTCTTCAAAAGTGCCGTTCTCCAATTCTTTGACCAAACTATCATTCCCGCAGATGAAGCATGAAATACCTTTCAGCATATCTTCAGTAGCTTCAGGAAGCTCTTTAATAGCTTCCATGACATTATCTCCAGTCATGCCGATATTGGAAAAATGATGAATGGCACGACAGATAATTTTAATTGTAGGAGGTTTAATGGTATAAACCATCCCTCCTATCTCCACATTCATGAAATCCAGCCCTAACAAAGCATCAGAAACCGTTTTTGCTGCTTGATTCATATTCTTAAACTAAAAGGGGGAATGGTATATATCCATCCCCCGGTTATCACTCTTGTGCTTTTACCAATGTTATCTCTTTTTTAAGAGTGGTATCAACTTCAGAAGGAGTGGTTTTAATATCTCCTGACTGAGTGACGTACCCCACTTTCGACACTTCATAGTGAACGGTAGCCCCAGCATTCACCTGCTTTGACTTGACCGTTGCACCGTCCAGCTTTACGGTCGCATCGGAAGGAGTAGGTACAATGGTTACTGTAGTTCATGCCTGCAAAGCTTTAATCTGCCCTTCTTCATAGTTATACTCAGAAGAAACACCTTCGATTCCCGGTTCCTGCACCAAGCCTTTTACAGCGATTGCAATTGCCTTATCCGTATTGGCTTCACGGGAAACAATACGGCATTTTGGGAAGATGAACCAGACATCATCATCGGTCAGACAGAACAATGCTTTGTTGATAATAACTTTATCCAAAGCACGCTTCCAACCTACATCTTTAGATGTTGCCTGAATAACATCGCCACCCATGAACGCTTTCTTGGTCTTCCAGTCATATTGTCCGATAGAGAAAGCGGGCGATACTTCTCCCGGCACATCATCGTAACGGTAATTCTTTCCCGTTAATTGGTTCTTGTACCCGGTGACAGAGGCTTCCGTTTCCTCAATCTGCCACGTTTCCCCGTGTACATTCAAAACCTCATCTTTCGCTTTGATAGCGGCTTGAATCAAAGTCTTTGCGATTTCGGGGGTAATGTCTGCCGTTACCTTATCAATGTCGGCAAACAAGATTCTTTTTATTCCTACTGCTGAAATCATAATCTTATAGTTTTACATTTATTACTTCAAATAAAATTCTCACATTCACGTAATGGCATTTCAAAGCTGTATCCGCTTCCGTGCCAATTGATTCGATAGAATAACGATAGGTTGTACCGTCATAGGTGCTTACTACATCATCAAGCAGCTTGCCAGCCTTTCTTTCGAGTTCGTTAAGCCGGATTGTGTTCGCTTCATTCTCGCTTAAATTGGGTACACATAGATTCACTTCTGCGAAAGATTTCTTCCAATACTTTCCCGGCTGTTGTTTCTTCGTGTGGATGACAATCCTTTCGGACTTCAATTCACCCGTCAGCGTTTCACCATCAGGCACTAGATCTATTCCGAAAGCCTTGCAGTCCCGGTAGAGGATGTTTCCTATGTCGGTAGTTACTATCATTCCACAATCTCCCAATCTTCTGCAAATACATCACTGATAGACGGAACCCATGAATCAGCGCGTCCGGTATTCTCATTGTAAATAAGACACTGGCTTGTGTAGTCAATAAAGCCCTTGCCTTTCAGAATAAGGTCTTTTGCTGATTGCGGAATAGATTGCATCTTGGGGATAATATCACTATCAATATGTGCTGGAACCTGTTTGAACACCATTAATCCTTTTCCGTTCCAACCGCTTCTACGAATTGGAAAACCTGCTTTGAGAGCCATAATAGCCATACCAAAATTCATCTTTATTACTTTTGCACCATCAGAACCTTGCATACGCTGTATGCGAGTATCAAGAAGCCGTATATAGTCGAACATTGTACAACACTGCATTTCCAGTAAACACTTGTTGTACATATCATTAACGACTTCATCCATTTTCCCTGAATCTATGAAAGCGGCTAACTTTACATATCTTCCATTGACTTCTTCGGCTTCTATCTGCATACGGTCAAGTGATGTATCGGCGAGTTTATACGCCTCCTCAAACGGTTCCGCTGGCGACCAACTCTCGTACCCGTCAGCATATTTAACGTGATAACCCATGCGCTTTGCATACTCTGCATCAGGCACTCTGCCAACTTGTAATAAACCTCTTTCATAAGCCTCGCCCATTGTCATAGGTTCTGCTTCAATCTGTTTTGTTCCAATGTACTTTTTCATTTTTCAAATTCTTCTTTTAATCGTTTCTCCGCAAATAAAGCAGCACTACTCAAAACATCATACCCTTTAGATTCTACGAATGATGCGTATTCCGCTTCGTTTTTCAATGTCAAACCGTCTTTATTGACATCGTAATCATTGGACGTTCTCAAAGTGAGTGTATGGTCTTGATAATCCCCATGTTCCTCTGCGTACTTCACGGCTTCATCGCCTACATCAATCATCTTCTTTTCGACCTCCCATTCTCCTTCATCGAAAAAGGAGTCGACATCTGAGAAATCGAAATCTACATCCATAATTCCGAGTAGTTAAAGTAGTTTGTACTCTTCACTGTATAAACTTCGCCTTGACCTCTTACGCTATCACCATCCATGCAACGTACTTCATCACCAGCCTTGACAGTAATTCTCTTCTCGCATACCACATGATAATTCGGACGATACACAGAGCCGTTATCAGATGAAAACTCTTTGGTAGTGTTATCATCACAACGGCATTTGCACACCTCCTGCCAGCTTTCACCACCTGTTCCGGGAATAGGTCTGCCAAACTCATCCTTATCCATTGGGGTGATAACTTTTACCTGCAATATGTGTGGGGCGAATATCATAAGAAAGTCACTTTAGGCTTATCACTCAATTCGTCTTTCAAACCGTACCGCTTGCACAGAAATGAATAGTAATCCTTAATGCCTTGAATGTTCCAAGACATAGAAAAACCGCTTTCGCTGATGGAAGTGGCACGAAGCAATAGAGAGGGGATGAACTTCGCAATTGCCACCGACACCCGTGTTTGGCAATCCTCGTTCATCTCACCCCCTCCGCTTATCTTTGCGTTCAGACATATATCGAAAAGGTCAGCCTCCGACAAGTTAACGCCGAAGGTCTGAAACTTCTGTAATATATAATCGTTTACTGTCATGCGTTCATCTCACTCAAATCGAAGTTCACAATCAGGTTCGGGTTCGCAATCTGCGGAATCCATTCGGCTGTGTATTCCAGATAGCGACCATTGCCGTCCTTGTAACCTGAAATCAGCATATCGCCATCTGCCTGAGTGTAATTACGTCCCGGTACACCATCCACAGCTTCATAAGGAGTGTGGAAGCGCATATAACCGATTTTATCCTGCGGAAGCAGGGAAATACGACCATCTGCATAAATGGGGATATTCTTACCTGTTTGGTCTACCACATAATCTTCCTTGATTTCAATAGCCGGAAGTCCGATACCTGTAAAAATGGTAGAAGCCAGTTGCGAGGTGATAAGCCCGGTAGACATATACATTTCATTGCCTGTAAGCTGCATTTTGAACTTATCTCCAAATTCACTTGAACCGATAATATTCTTGATGAATGTGCCACGGCTCATAATCATCTTGGGGAATGTGCCGTAAATAGATTTCAGCTCATTCAGTTTCTGCTGCAAGTAAGTGACGAAATAGTCTTTATCCTCTGTGTCCGGCTTGATAAACTTAAACGGCAAGTCGATGTTCAATAAGTCAATTCCTCCGGCATTGTCGTCCTTGTTCTTCACGCTTGCTGCTCCAGTCATCAACAGAGAGCCTACGATAATGTCCATACGCTTGTGCGGTGCCAGCAATACCTGACGGTAATCGTCATAGATGAAGTCCACGATGTCACGCATGGCTGCTTTCTGGTCTTCCGGTTTGGCGGCATTATACTTATCTATCAAGTCCTGCAAGTCAGACAAACGGTCGATTGAGATTTGATAGCGGTCACCCAAATAGGCAATCTCACCATATCCGGAACCGATATTCCTGCGTTCACGGATAGGCTTTTCGCCATAACGGGAGTTGATGGAACCAGCCATCACGCCAGTAACCTGACCGATGTAGTCTTTAAATACACGAGTAGTAGTCCTACGGAAGCCCAAATACTGCTGCCAATAAATTGTGTCCTTTCTTGTCTTGAGGACACGCTGAATCACTGCATTTACAATGTTCGGGTCATTAAACAATGTATGAATAGTTAGCATCATATATTAGTCCTCCTTTCTTTATTTTGCCATTATACCTGCGTTTTTCAACGCTGTCAATAATCCGTTAAAGTTTTCTACCGACACCGTACCAGATGCATCATTCACTTTGGCTGCCTGCTTTACACCTCCAAGAGCAGAAGTCGTAGCTGCTGTTAAAGTATACTTGTTAGCTTGTGCTGCAACCCCATCCAATTTGACTTTATCTTCCTTACTCATCAAACCGTCCTGACTAGAAGAAGCCTTAGGAATAGATACGGCTTCTTTTTCTTGTTTGACATCCAAAGCGTTAAACTGGAAGTGCGGCATATTCGCCTTGTCAATATCTGCGAAAGGCATTACCAGCTTGGTCGGTTCGATTTCAAACGCACGCATCAAAAGGGAAACCAATACTATGCCATCCTCTACCTGCTTCCTTTCATACAGAGCTGAATTTGCGATAACTTTGGGCGTTGTACCATCTGCGGCTGTCGCTTCGTAAAGAACTGTTCCAGCTTCTAGATTTTCTCCAAAGTCTGCCGCTAACGTCAGCTTATCAAAAGCTTTGTCAGCCTTGTCAATAGCGTTGATTGTCGCTCCATGCGCACCGTTACCCAAGTGCATACCTTTGTAAGCCAAAGAACGTTTCTTGATTTTCAATGTGGTATTGGAGCCTGTCGTAAACTTCTCATATACTTCCACACGGATAGCCACTTGGGATGTTTTCTTCACCAAGTCAGCTGCAATCGGTGTGAATGAGGGCAAGTACGAGCCGACAACGAGGTTGGTTGTGTCCAACTTATACGGACCTCTGCGTCTGCGTCCGGTTTCTACGTCGTAGCGTTCTTCCTGCTCAACTTCCGGTTCAAGATTATACTTAAATCCTGCTGCCATAAAATCACTGTTTTTGTTGTTCTACAATTTCTTTAGTGTCGTCTGCAATCATTTTCGCAAACGCCTGAGTCTCATTCTCCAGTTCTTTTTTTGCTGTATCTGGAGGAACTACACCCTTAAAGCCGTCATTCGCAAACTCCTGCTTCAAGTCCTTGAAGTATGCGTCCAAGTCCTCATCGTCCTTAATGGCGCATCGTTTGGCGTAGTTTTCGGGAATACCATACTCCTTTGCCTTTGCCAAAATCTGCTGGCTACGTGTTGCTTGAGCCTTTTCTGCTTCAAACTGCGTTAGCTTATCAGAAAGGTTCTTGTTGGAGTCAATTAAAGCTTGCGCCCATGCAGGCACATCGTCTTTATTCTCTTCCGTTTTGGTGGTTGTGGTAGTCTCGATTGGCTTACCGTCTTTAAGGTTATGCCTCTTCTCGTAGTTAGTCACTGCCGTTTTTGAAGCATCCCCGGCACGGAAATCACCATAGGAATTAAGCACGTCCGAAAAGCTGATACCCTCAATAATAGAGTTTACCTTTGTCTCGTCCGTTACACCCTCTGCCTTTTTAGTAGCGATTCGGGTTAAGATAGCAGTGTCCACCCCAGCGAATTTCTGTTGTAGCCCTGCTAAGATTTGTTCTAAGATTGTCATACCGTATGAATTTGATTTATAAATTTCTACGGTAAATTTCGCTATTTATAAAGAGGGTGAGAAATAATCAGATAGGTGATACACGACAATAAAACGATTGTCGTAAAATGGTATAAAAAAAGGCGTGAAACCGAATGAATCACGCCTAAAATATATCACGACAAAAACTTATACTTATACTCCCAACACTATATTTGCATCAATATTTAGCTTCCGGCTTATCTCACGAGCAACTTTCAAGGTTGGTTCACATTTACCAGATATATAATCACTTAATCGTGATGGGCTGACACCAACCAACTTTGCAAGTGATTTTTGATTAAGCCCCATTTCGTACATACGAAGTTTAAGAACATCCACAAGTGTTGGTTCTCCCAATGCAAAATGTTCTTCGGAATAATCAGCAACCAAATTAGAAAGAAGCTCCAATTCTATGCTATTTGGGTCATTCAAAGGAGTATCATCTTTCACTAATGGAAGAAGTTCCTCTACTCTTTTCACCGCCCATTCATATTGGGCTTGATTTTCTATCTTTGTCATAATCCTAAATATTAGCGCAATCTATTTTATCATATTCTTTATGAGTACCAATAAAGCGAATATACACAAACTGAATAGTGAATTTAATCACTACTACCAAACGATAGTTATTGCCTTTGATATTGAAAACATAGTGTTGATTACCTACACTATCAACGCTATTAAACGTTTTCTTAATATCGGCAAAACAGGTCCACTTGCTTCTTTTCACAATGGTAGTCCATTCTTGCAAAGCGACCTTTGAATCGGGATGGTTCTCTGCATATTCTTTTAATGCTTGTTCGGTAAATATTCTCATTGGTTACTCAATTATCATGTGGCAAAAATACATATATAATTCTATAATTCAAAATTATATTCTAATATTTATAATTTAAAAGAGCAAAAAAATAGCGGCAACTCTTTGAAGCCACCGCTAACTATTTTTCTTATACTAAAACTATAAGTCCCGTAATTTTTCTAACTAAGAGGCGTTTTTCTTTCCCTTATCTCCGATTTGCTCATTCTTTGCTGCTTGTTCCTCTTTGATTTCTGCAAGTTCCTCTTCTACATGTATTAATTTTTCCTATTATATATCTCTTTAATTTTCCCCTCTGCAAACTTATTTATATCAGAAGAAGTACATCCTGATTCGTTAAAAAAATCACTTAGGTCAAAATAAATCTCCTTATGGTTATTCCCTTTCGATATACATATTATATCAAAAGGTATTGATTTATTCCCGTCCAATGTTATATTTCTCAGCTTTTGCATGCCCCAACTATAATCAGGATAGTATTTATTTATCCATTCTCTTTCAGAATGTACTCCCAAAACATGTGTTATTGCATGGATTTTAACAATATCAAAATGTTGGCTTCGAAGCATTATTTCAAAAGTTATTGTCTCATCTTTATATTTAATTACAAATTCTTCTTTTTTGAAGGCTTCCTTTATTAAGTCATAAATCTGTTTTATTCCATCTCTTAATGAAGGAATAAACCCTATTACTACAGCTGCTACAACAATGGTAGCTATAATCCAATTATCTAAAAAGAAATTGATAATAGTGTCGTATTTTGTAGTTGTCTCCATAATCATAACCTTTCAGCTAAATCCTTAACATCTTCCGCAGACTTTACCTCATGCACGGTATCTCCTATCTTCACGAAGCCTACTATATCTCCGGTGTTTGACTTCTCAAATAGTTCAGTTACCGGAACACCCAAAGCATCGGCAATCTTTTCCAATGTACCAATAGTAGGGTTACCTCCCAACATTTTAGAAAGGCTTGCTTGAGCCACACCTATTTTAGATGCTACTTCTGCAAGAGTTACTCCTTTCTCTTTACATACTTCCTTCACTCGTAAATCCATATATAATATATTATAAGTTTGATTTCAGATACAAATATACACATTATATATTATAATCTAATTTCAATCTATAAAAATATATCATATTACATTTTATTAACAGTGATATTATTGCTAATTATATAATATAATCTATATTTGCGCATATAAAAATAGAATATATTATATAAGAGTATGAGCACAAAATTTAGAAGTCAGATGAAAGAGGTTATGCAAATGGCATGGTCGTTCGTTCGCAAGAACGGTTATTCAATGAGTGAGGCATTGAAATGCGCATGGGCTAATTTAAAACTGAAAGCGGCTTTGAAAGTGAAGATAGTAGAGTTTTACTTCAAAAAGACAGACGGTACGCTACGTCAAGCCTTTGGCACTCTCTTGGAAAACAGAGTACCCGAAACAAAAGGTACAAAGAAAACGGCTGATAATTGCCAGGTGTACTTTGACACTGAAAAAGAAGAATGGCGTTGTTTCAAGAAATGCAACCTTGTTAAAATCTCATAATAACAGTGGTAAACGAAATTAAGTATAAACACATAAATATAACGAATATGAAAACAGAAGAATTAGTAATTGACATGAATAACCTTTATGTACAGGGATTAATAAAAGTGATTAACGACTTCATGCTTGAAGAGGCAAGCGGTTGTATTTTTACAGAAGACCGTTTGAAAAGCAATATTGAGAAGCTGAAAGACGTATTTCCAGAAGAACGCAAACGGATGGTAATAGCCGGACGTGCACCAATGTTCTCGTCACCGACTTCGGGTTTGTATAAGCTGATATTTAAAAACTAACCATACACGATTACTCAAAGGCAGTCTTCGCACGACATAAAGACTGCCTTTTATTTATTAACTTTAAAGCAAAAAAGAATATGGACGAAATTTGGAAAGACATTGAAGGGTACGAAGGATTATACCAAGTATCAAATTTAGGTAGAGTAAAGGCATTGGTTCGGTAGATTGGTTGATGAAAGAACATATCTTAAAACCATTAAAAATACATAGTTATACATACGTTTGTTTATATAAGAACAAAAAATATAAGCGAAAAGCCATTCATCGATTAGTAGCATTAGCTTTTATTCCCAACCCAAGTAATAAGCCGGACATTGACCACATAAACGCTATTAAAGACGATAATAGAGCTGTAAATTTGCATTGGGTTACCAAAACAGGCAATATGAATAATCCTTTAACACGAAAGAAAATTAGTGAAAGTAAAAAAGGTACGCCACAGCCCAAAGGTATAGATAATAAACGATCAAGAACAATATTACAATATACCCTTGATGGTAAATTTATTAAAGAATGGCATGGTTCAAAAGAAATTGCAAGAGCTTTTAATGGGTGCAATAGCTTTATCCTTAAATGTTGTAGAGGTATTTACCACCAAGCCTACGGATATATCTGGAAGTTTAAAGAAGGGGACTAATCAGCCCCCTTTGTCTTTTTCAGATTCTTTCATTTTTCTCTCCTCTTTAATTTCTTTCAATTCGCTTTCGATGCGGTCAGCATTTCCGGCAAACATGATACCTTCACGTGTTGACCAAATTCCACCACTGACAGCGGAAACGGCAGTAGTCACCTTATCATTCAAATCATCAATCATATATGGAACCAGTTCTGTTTCTATGTCAATGGTCTGCGATGCCTTGTTAAACTCGGTTGGATTGATAGAGCCTAAAGCGGAAACAATGAAATTTACTCTCCGCTGCAAGAACTCACCGATAACCTCACCGTGATTTTCTACCGCCATATGTGCACCCATGAACATAAAGCGGAAAGCGGTTCCTGATGCTTTGCCTACCCCCTTCAACGTCTCAAAGGATATTCTTGGAGTGTTTGACATATCATAAGCCATATTAGTGAGTGTTTCTGCTTCAAAACGTACCGTATCCGGAACTTGGTTCCACGTCAGATACTGGGCATCCGCACCTTCACCTGTAAGTTTGACCATTCTATCCTTAACCTTACCCATGAAACCCTCTACATCTCCAATTAGCTTCAGCAGTGGGAAGAAATGGTAGTCTATACAATCAGCATAATTAGATAACAGTTTTTCCAGCCGGACACGGAATGTCTTTATCTTCTTGCAATAAGATTCAGGACGATAAGCATAGAGAACCGGTAGTTTTGGGAATCCATGAGCAAAAGGAGTTCTTTCTTCATATCCTTTAGACAAATCCCATTGATAAACCATTTTGTCCGTGATAGTCATAAAGCAGATGACCTCCGAATCATCCATGAGCTTCTTTTTATACTCACGTGAGAAAGCAATCATTTTACCTTCGTCGTTAAAGAACGGGTATAGCTTATCACCTCTGAATGGAGACCATAACACGCTTTTCAGTTTCTTGGTGGGCTTGACCTTGCCACCGAACGTAGTCTTAACTTTCTTCCAAAACTTTGCCCAAAACGAATCATCATCGGTAACATACCAATATTCTGCCGCTTCTTGTTCGGAGAGCCAGGCACGGACAATCTTCTTGTTTTGGTATTTGATTTTGTTGGATTTAAATACAGCCTTTACCGCATCCAGCAGCTTCTTTTCATCATCATCAGTCGGAATGCAATCCATAGACGGTTCTGTGCCGACCGTGAAAGCAGTTTGGATGTTCACGATATCCTGTTCCAATGGAATGGAGATACGGTTCACCGGTTCAGTCTTATACTTTGCTTCGATTTCATAAGTCTTACCCGTTTTTTCATCGAAGTGCTTCTCTGCTTCTTTTTCAAGAACCTTTCTGTCCGGATATTTCTTTTTGTCAACCATGATTTCATGTCGTTCCGGATTCCAATCATCCCAAAGTTTGCAACGGTCGGGAAGTTCAGTCTTCCTACCTTTCTTCAGGTAGTTTATCTTCTGCCCGATGTCAGGCAATGCTAATATTTCTTCTAAATTCAATGGCATAGTTTATATTTTTAATGTGTGAATATTCCTGTTAAATCTTTCGGCTTCTGAATCTTACCAAGAAGCTCACCCAATACATAGTAACGTACAGCATCTATTCCGTGATTGTCATGGTCTTCCGGTTCGTTGATATAGTTCCCGTCCTTATCCTTTGCCCAAACATACTTTCTGAACTCGCTTTGCAAGTTGTACGAGCGTTTGGTTATATAAATCTCCATATCTTTCATTTTGTCAATTCCGGCATTGATAGAGCCTGCACCTTTCTCTACGGCATATATCTTGATTCCTCCGTTGTGTATCTCTTGAATCAAACGTGGGTCTGCGCTGTCAGCAATGACTTTCAATCCCCACGGGCGAAGAGTCTTGATGATGTCAGAAGAAAGCAATCCAGTACGGTAATCCACTTCATCCAAGTAAAGGGCGTTATCAACGATACCACAACGAATGGAAGCAGACGGGTCATGCGTATAACCGAAGTCTTGCCCGAAAGCAATTTTCTTTGCCCAAGCCGGGAACTCGTCAACAATTCCCCACTTCTTGAACACAGCACCTTCTGCAACGTCAGCCCACCGGCCGATAACCACATGAGCATACTTTTCAGGATTACTCACCTTCATATCTTCCACCTCTTTCAGGAACTCAGGAGAAAGGTTATCCAAGTTATCAAAATACGTAGTATGGATATGGAGCACATTCGGATGAGTGGAAATCTGAACCTGCACACCGTCAATCTCTACCAGCTTGTGAGTTTTCTCAATGTATTTCTTGTAGATGAAGTGATTGGAATCACATGGGTTCATTATAATGATAATCCGGTTCTGAATACCCTTCTTGCGAATGGAGAGCATTATCTTGTCGAACTCATCTTCGCTTGTCCACTCTTCCGCTTCATCGCAGACAAAAGTCGTAATGCCTTGAATGGATTTCAGTTTTGCTGTCTGGTTTCCGGAAGAAGTCTTGATACCCCGAAACATGATACGGCTCTTAGTCATCTTATTGACTATGTCCGTCTTTGTGGTCTTGAAATATTTCGTGGTACCGTCCAAATCTATCTTCTCCATCATTTCGGGGATGATAGACATACCGGCAGAAACCATCGTGTAACGGGTGTAAAGAATCTGATGAACTATTTTCTCTACGGGAGTCATTTCAAAAGTCAACCGCTCAATAAAGGTAGAAGCATTGAAAGACTTTCCCGAACCACGCCCACCGGTAATAAGAATTATAAATTTTTCCTTATCCTCGTATAATGGATGGTAAATTTCTTGAGGTACTATCATTTCAGCTTGTCTTTAATCCAAGAATCAATGTTGATGCCATGCTCTATGTCTGTTGGAATATCAGCGTCTTCATCTTGTTTGCGCTCAATCTTTCTCCAATCTTCATCATGGTGGTACAGCCAAACGGACATTGCTTGCAAATTAGGAGCCAACTCGCTTTCGCTTACTTGTAATTCATCTTCGCCCGTCAAATTCCCTTCTGAATCACGGAGCTTTCTTACCACGGTGCTTTTGGTTTTTATGCCACCGAGAGCCATTGCAAGGAATTTAGCCCTTACAGTGGCATTGATTGTCGCGCGCCCACGCGCTAAGACTTCGGATATTTCGGTGTACTCACTTTTCTTTTCGCAGAATGTTTGAGGCAAAATCCCTATGGCATAAGCAATTTCCTTGTCAGTGAATCCCTTTTTGGCATACGATTCCACGAGAGAAAGAAATTCCTCGCTTGTATAATCAAACTTAGGCTTTCTTCCTCCTTTACCTTTTCTATTTTGAGATTCACTATTGCTCATATTACTTCTTTAATTTTCCACATTTCTCACATTGTTCATACCTGAACTCAGAGAACATCACACTACCTTTCCAAACATAATGATGAACACAAAACAGGTTTTGCTTTAGAACATTCCTTATCCAAAGTATAAAATCGCCAATCATAATTTTAACCGTTATTGTTACCCATATAGACACGGCGAGAAATTGGCTTGTTTCCATAGACATCAACTCCTCTTTTTGAGAAATAGCTATCTATTTTCTCAGCATATCTTCCCATTATGGATTTCGTTCTATCCCTTATGTTTCTTTGTCTTGCAGAACCTAACCCGTATTGTCTTCCAGCGTTGTACATTATTCGTCTGGACTGCTGATATAACTGGCTATATGTTTTCTTTCTAACTCAGCTTTCCTCCCAATAATTAATCTATTCTTTCTACTTGTTCATCAAAAACTTCTCCCTTTATAAACTTCATATCTGGTTCATACCCGAACCTTTCGCAGAAAGCGGCTTTAGCTTCATAGGTATCAAAGGACAACACCACATAGGCATCCATGTTCTCGGCTTGCTTCTGTGCGTTTTCTTTCACCTGATGTTTGACCTCTTTCATGTGGGCAACCTTTTCGACACGTTCCAACTGCTTGGCGGCTTTATCGGCTTCTTTCTGTTCGGAAACTGGGACCATCATATCAGACAAAGCATCCGCAATAGAGTTTTCCTCTTCGGTCTGCAAAAGATAGTCGACACCAATCATATTCAAGTCTGCATCGGTCAGACCTGCATCTTTCCAGTCAATATCAGGAACAATACGGGCAAGAGCGTCAAAATCCCATGTCCCTTGTGCATTAGGGTTGTTCATTAGAATGTTTAACTCCTTTTCCTGCTGCTCGTCCACGTCTATGACATCGACACGAATGCGGTAGTCGTTATCGGGAAACTTTTGCAATTCGTCCATGACAGACAAACGCTGGTGCCCGCTGACTACGGTAAGACCAGTACGCTTGTTCACGACAATTCCACCGACTAAACCAAACTTCTTGATGCCACGTTTCAGTGTCTTACGTGATTCATCGGAAAGTTTTCGGGGATTATAATCCGCAAAGTGAATGGCAGAACGATTAAGTTCCACCGATTCACTCTTTATGTATTTTGATAATTCCATATTAGCCATTACTTAGACCGAAACCTCTCTGCCGAAGAGTATTCCTTTCGGCTCTTGCTATAAGATTATCACGAGATTGTTTTGCACGCCTGCTTGCAGCACTGCTACTCCATGTATTTTTTCTTCTCCAGTTAGCTTCGCTCAATCTTTCTGCCTGAGCATATATCTGTTCTCTTGTCTTTCTTTTTCTGACTCAGCAATCCTCCTTATTAATTTTGTTGATTATGATACTCCCAAAGCACTCTTTCAGCCATCGGGAAAACTCTGTAAATTCTCTGTAAATCTTGCGGGTAATTCTTCTCCATCCAAAGCATACAATCAAGATTGAAACCTACTCCCGAACTGGCTTTCAATGAATATCGAACTGGTTCGGGTAAATTGTGCTGCCTCATATAAGCAAGAATATCCTTTTGTGTCCAATCAGCCAAAGGATAAACCATACCGTTATTCTCGTAACCGTTTACCTCATACCCTTTCAACATAAGCCTACGATTCATACCATCAGCTTTTTTCATGCCCAAGAATGTATAATAAACTCCATGAGTAAGCTGCATAGCCTTTACCACATCTGCCAACTTCAATAGCTTTACTTTCGGATTTGGCACACAATACATACCGCCACGGAGAATATAAGTAAGATTCCAATGTGGTACTTGAACAAACTCTATTTTCGGATATTTGGCTTTAGTCCAGTTTATCCAACGGTTAATATGTTCCAAATTCTTGACAAAATACATGAACACGCAAACAATCCGGTCAAACTTCGGATAGACTAAATCAAGCAGAACAAGCGAATCTTTACCAAGTGATAAAAACAGTAAAGCCTCATTCGATTTTACCCGAATGAGGTCTATATATTGACTCGCTTGTTCTACTTTGTTCATAGCTAGCCACCACTTAAACCAAATGAAGTACGAAGATCACTGTAACGCTGTCTGCGTGATCCTAACTGTGTGGCACTTGCTGTACCTCTACGATTGGCAACCAATCTACCACCTGCCCCTGCACCATTCATATTTCTGCGAGGCCCGGCTACTCTGTTAATTCTTCTTGCGACTCTGCTTTCTAATTTTAAAAATTAAACAAATCAATCTATATGTTTTTCTAATATCTTGCCCAAAGTATAATTCATTTGTGCAGCAAGATATTCTTCGCCTTGATGTTCGTAAACAATATCATTACCGTTTTCATCTGTGAGAATAACAGCTTCTGCTGCTTTCACTTCAACGATAATATAAGGACGTTTACCTGTATATGCACCTGTCAGAAGCTTGATTGCATCGTACTTGATAGGCTTCAATTCTACCTCACCTTCTTCAGGCAGTTCTGCATCAGCCGGATATTCTTTACCGCCACATAGGTAAGTGATATACTTCTTAGCGTTAGTTGGTCTGATTTCACGGTATTCGTGGGTTTTCTTGCCTGCCAAGATTTCATCGAAATACTTCTGTTTGATGCTTAATGTAAGAATGTTCATAATCGTGTCATTTTTTTAATTAATACTCAATAGTTGCGGGGGGCTGAATCGAACAACCGACCTTCACCAAGTCAAAGTGAAAAGCTACCACTGCTACACCCCGCGATAGTACCCCAAAGGTACTACCACAACCAAAGATAACGAAATATCTTCAATCGTTATACACGACAATTGGCTTATTGTCGTGAACTAAGCCATTTATCCCGTCTTTCTCTACACGCCTCTAAGGTAGGCGCACAGCAAGAAAACAACTCACCGCTTTCAGTACGGTAGTCGTACTGGTACATTCTCACTCTTTTACCTCTCAACCTGGTGTTGTAGGTAGTGTAATTCTCTTTACCGGGTTGACATACGCTGCAACCGTTTTTGTTTATTGAGTTCATAAGCTAATCTATAAAAGTGTTATTGCAATATTCTTTCACTCTCTTTAAGTCAGGATAGCCACTTTTACAAACAATATCACCCACTATTGAATCATGCTTAATATGTCTGTCAAGATAGTCAATCAACCGTTGTGCTGCATCCTCTTTCGTAGCTGCCACAAATCCCATACCCGCAAAGTTGCCAACAAGCCATTCAGAAGTCACTGTCACACCTCTTTCGTCTGTGTATATGTGGTATTCTGAATTAGGTAAACTCTCTATCAATTCAATAATTTCTTTCGGTGTTACCATGTCAATCTATATTTATCGTTTCACATTCAATCTTTCTTCACTCGTATAAGCCACTACAAGCCCTGTTTCATCATGCTGTATGGTGATGTACTTTTCACCCCTCTCTATAGTAGAGAAGTCATAAGGGGTTACCATCTTACCCAATACCTTGCCCAGTTGCTTCATCAGTGGGGCTTCAGGGCTGATAACTAAAACTAAATCTGCTTTCATAATCGTGTATATTGTGGTAGCCATAAGGCTACCGGATTAGAACTCAACCAATATCAATCTTTCTAAAGAACCTGATGCTTTCACCCACATATGATTATGTCCGAAACCATAATCGAAAAACAGTTTAAAATAAGGGTATCTTACTATTAAAGAGCTCATACAGCCTCTTAACTCGTCTTCTGACATACAAGAAGTTATTTCATTGATAATTTGAACGAAAAGGTGTAAAACTTCTGGTTCATTATTCAATAACGGTTTTTCTATAACTGCTTTTAAAAATATATTTTCTTTCATATTCTTCTATATTGCGCAGGGCTTTCGCCCTGCTGGTTAAACTCAGTTTATTTCGTAATAAGGTTGCTCGCCTCTAATAACTCTCTTTGCATCTGCAATGCTATCATACAGCTTTGATTCGTCATTATCTATGATTACAAATTCTTGATGAAAGCCATCTTCAAACACTGTTATTATGTGACCTTTGTAACTTACTTCTCTGATGATATTCTTTGCTTTCATTATCGTATATCTTTTAATTGTTATTACTTCGTTTCTGATGATGCAAAGATAGTATATTATGTAACAAATAATACTATTTATATAGTTAATAAATTATAAAAGTATTATTTTATGTAACATATAATAATTATATAAGTATATTTGCATCATGGAAAAGGAAGATAAAAGAAGAGTTATACACGTAGAAATGAAAGCAACTGGTAAGCATAGGTACTTTGCTTCACCTGCTGCCATCTATGATGTATTTTCAAGTCAAGAACTTGGAATTGCCCGGCAGTCACTTCTGAACTACTGGCAAAAGACGGAAGAACCTTATGAGAATGCTATTTGCGTAATCAGAAAAGGAGAGTTAGAACGAAAAACTAAAAATAAGAAAGGAGATATAAATGAGACAAATTACATTAATCCAGGGTGAAAAAGGTTCGGGTAAATCTAAATTTATTCACGAAAAACTCAAAGAAATAGAATCGGAAGTCGAAGTTATAGAAACTGTTAATAAGGGGGATTGGAATACCGAAATCTACATTGTCAGAAATAAAAATTCCAACGACATTATTATCCTAAATTCCGGCTCAGATATGAAGTGTATTATTAGCGCATTTGGAGCTGTTTTAAGTAAATACCCAACAGTTGCATCTATATTCACAGCTATTAGACCTTACAATAATAACCCCAAGTTGCATACTTGGATGAAATCAGAGCTTCATATAACTGAGCAAGATAAAGTCACTACTATTGATTTAGATAAGCCAAAGCATTAAACTCCGGCTTACTCATTGATAACCTCATTAAAAGCAATAAAGGCGCACCAAAACGATGCGCCTTCTGTTGTCAATTAGTTCTTAATTTTATATCAGAGCCTCACGGCTAGAATATCAGAATCTGACAGCTTCCATTCTTCTGAGAAGATTATTATATCTCTCTTGTATAAGAGCTCTTTGTTTATCGGAAGCAGTTACAATCTTTCCCTTATATTTCCGCATGACAGATTCATTCATGCCAATTTCCTTTGCAAACTTACTGGCATTTATGAAAGGAAATGCCTCGAAGAATCCGCTTAAATCATATACGTAATCAACAGAATACCCAGACTTATACCACACAGGAAAGTCTCCATGTTTTTCTTTATAATATTCAGCCTGCTCTTCAAGTACGGACATAAAATCATCTTTCGCTTCCTGCTCTGTAAGCCCAAAACCGTACGCTCCGTTCACATCCTCCGAATATACGGAAATACCCCCATCATTCGCCTTTTCAATAATTGCCTTAATCTTCTTCATAATCGTGTATTTTAAATTCGTCAATTAAAGCACCCACCGAAGTGGGTGCAGTCCTTTCACTTCTTTAACCCTGCCTTTTTCAACATACTGTCAAGAGTACCATTGGGTATCTCTTGAGACTGATGTCTGCCAACAGGAATAAAGTAGTCAAAGTCGGGATGAACATATTTATAATGTTTCTTTCCCTTTTTGATTGTCCAGCCAGCTGATTCAATCAATTTGTAAAACTCTGAATACTTCATAAAATCAAAGAACATTTTTAATTGACACTACAAAAGTAACATATTTGTTACAATAAAACAAGCAAAGATGAAGAAAGAAATAACATATTTGTTACTTTTAACACCGTGTACACATAACAAAAGCCGGATCACTAAACTCCGGCTCATTAATTGATTAGCCCTTTGAATTTCAACCGATTTACGATTTCGGTGTAAAGATACTCTATATCCCCGCTGAAATCCCCATAGTTCTGATAGAGAAACACGACATCAGCGCAGTTGTCGGAAATTGTACTCTTGGACTGAACCCCAAGTACCCTTGACATCTCTTCGCGTAACCCAGCTGTCATTTTCCCACCGGCAAGCGAACTTGGAGAAAACAGGTACAGGATAATGAAGATGAACTTCTTCCGCTGGGTAACACTATCAATACAAGGGGGAAGACTTCTGCTATTCAATAGCTCAACGAAGATTTTATAGATATCCCTAATAAGGCTTTTATCTCTCAAAATCGGTGAAGCTAAGGTATTTTCTTCCTCTGAAAGTTCTGATTTCTCAATTCTAATCTTTTTAAGGCGAATTATTTTGTTAAAATCCAGTTCCATAACACGATTATTTTAAAAGTAAATAGTATATTTGCATCATAATCGTGTAAGGAAGAGCTGATTCATGGTCGTGCGTGGGTTGGCTCTTTTTCATTTTTCCCCATTCGTGCTGACGAATGGTTTCTTTTCCAAATCATAGCAAGTGATATATACCCGTTTCCCATTAACATCACATAGAGCAAGGGCATATCCTTTCTCTAGTATTTTAACCGGCTGATTGTCGCAATAGACAGTACTTCCAACCGGAACTCTTATAAAATGACGTACTATCATTTGATTATCTTTAGCTTGTTATACCAGCGTGAAGAAAAAGGGAACCACCCGATTAAGAATGATTCCCCGAAAATGGTTACTTTGTATAGTTTGCTCATGGATTTTTCTTTTTCAAATTAGACATCACACATTTAATCACTTCATAAATGAAAATAGCAAGAAAAATAGTAGTCCATGGATATTGGTTTATCAGTTCATAAAAATCTCTCATAGTTTTACCTCCTTCCACTCACTTTCTATAATCACATGTTCACACTTATTACACCTATGCAAATAAGTTGGGAATGGTGCCGTTGTATAGTCCTCAACAGCTATTTCTATACTGCCACATTCCGGACATTCTATCTTTACCTCTTTGATACTGGGATAATCCCAAAAGGATAATTTGCCTTTCACGTCCTCAATTGGATTTTCGTAGAGAATAGGGTTAGCTAGTACCCAGTTATAAACTCCTTTCTCTGCCCAGATGGAAGGATGGTTTTGTACACAGTCTATTATCTCGACGCTTCCGATTATGGAGCCTGTACAAAAACTAAAATCTTTCCACTCTTTGTTTTCCGGTAATGCCAATAACTGCTCATTGGTAAGTATTGAATCATAGAAATTATCATAATTCAAAGGTTTACCGCTTGAATGAATCAGTACCCTCTGCCCTAAGTATTTCTTAGGGCAGCTCCAAGTACGGTTCTCAATGTCTTTAATACCATGGACTATCAAAGAGGCCCACGGCTGTTTTATGGTTATTGCTTTCATTTTTTATTGTTGTTCTTTAATATCTCATCAAAAGACGGAATAGGAAACCATGCCAACACGATACTATTTCCAGAAATCCATCTATTATCTTTATCAAAAGCATTTATTTTATAAAACCTTTCAATTACAAACCGTTATACGTTAATTTCTAATTTACCCCTATATTTGTTATATGGACTTTCTACATAAAATTCCCACTCACCAGTAAATCGTAGCCGAAAGACTTGTTATACAAGCTCAATGCTATCTTACAAGCAACTGCGGATGTAACACCGCAACTAAACCATGCTATTATCATTTTATTCCTTTCCGTACCGTTATTCGTTAATTGGCAGTTTCATAAAGCACATCCATATTGTTTTGCTCTGCCTTCCAGTGGTATGTCCAAATAGAGGTTTAAAAGGGATAACAGACAATACATCCACTGTTTTTATTTCACTCTCGTTCCATTTGAATACAAGCGTGCCGTTAGGCTTCAAGACGCGCATACACTCAGTAAATCCATCGTGTATTAGTGACTGCCAGTCTTTCGGCAGTTTTCCGTACTTTTTAGCCATCCATGAGGTTTCACCAAGTGTTTTTAGATGAGGTGGGTCAAATACCACCATGTAGAAAGAATTGTCCTCAAACGGCAAGTGGGTGAAATCTGCTATTATATCCGGTTTTATCTCTATGGTTCTGATCTTATCTCTATCCTTGGCTGTTACTATCTCTGATCTCTTATCAACGAATAAGGCAAGAGGATTATGTTTGTTAAACCAAAACATTCTACTGCCACAGCAGGCATCTAATATAAGTTTTCCATTTTCCATTAAGCTATTTCTTTTAATTTCTTCAATCTCAACTTTTTCAATACTTTACAAAGTGCTTCAGTATTTTTTCTCGCTTGTGTAACCTCCACCGCATTCCCGATAAATTTCTTTTGGTCAGCTTGTGTGCCTATTAAAACATAATCTTCAGGGAATCCCATAATCTTTTTGAGTTCCGGAATGCGAAGCATCCGCATTTTAATATCCACTATGCCATACAGTGCCATGAACTCCTTTATCTTCACGGTCATAGGACTATCATTGTTGTAGATTTCAATCGCTACCTGACCGCTTTCTGTTGCTACCAGATAGGGCGGCATCTTATCCATGCGGGCTATTAATGTGAAGCAGGGGCTATCAACAGAGCCGCCAGCACTGTTGAACTGTGGATTCATCAGATAATGCCATTTCCGGTTTGCGGTTATTGTCTGTGCCGGTCTGGGAGGGTTCCTCTATACTACTACCTACATTTGAGAATGCAGTATTCATTATCCACGGCTGGCATATTACTAAGTTTTGTTTCGGTGTTGTGGTAACAGCGGGGCATGGTGAGTTTATATCAGACACCTGACCACCTCCAGAATATTGGTTCATAAAAAACGGAGATACAAGAGAAAGTCTGTCTTTCGTCAGAAGTGTAGGACAAGGCTGGTTAATATCCTTTCCTGTATCCTTAAAGTTATAAGAACACATAAATTGGCTTTCAATTAAAGCCATCCTGTCCTTCGTTGTGACCGTAGGTGCAGGAAGTTCCACCGAATGATTATGCCCGTTCCCATAGTAAGCCGATACAAAAACGTGGTGGTCTTTACAAGTGATTGCTCCAGCCGGTTCTTCCACTGATACGTTCTTGCTGTCGGGGTGTCCGCTAAACTGCTTAGAGAGGAAACAAACTTGCGCTACTCCAAGTCTGCCTTGCGTGGCTACCACCGGACATGGTTCGTCAATCCCAGGAGCGTTATATTTCCCTGTACGGCTCATAGAATTATACTTTACGAGGAAGGCATCCTTTCCTCCGGCTACAAACTTGATAAGTCCGGCATAGATACGTTCAAGCGTTTTCTCTGCAAGAGGCTTTTCCCTGAAGATGGTAGTTCCTTCATCAGAGAAATCAAGCACATCTTTTACCGGCTTCCACTTCTCCAGCCGCGAGAACATATCTTGCCTACCACCTTTACAGTGGGTCGGTTCTGGGAATACTATCGGCAAGTTCTTTTTAGCAAAGATGCCGAAGAAGCGTTTTCTTGTGGTGTAGGCACCGAAGTCGGCAGCATTTAAGATGCGGTGCTCAAAGTTGTAACCGTACTTCTTGACATTGCGCACCCACTTTTGATAAAGCCGGCCTTTGTCCATGCTGATAGGTTTCCCATTCTCATCCATATCTCCCCATGACATAAACTCTTCTACATTTTCAATCTGAATGTAGTCAGGGTCTATAACATCAATATAACGGAAGAGATGTTCTGCCAACGTTCGGCTGTCGGCATCTCTCGGCTGACCGCCTTTGGCTTTCGAGAAGTTAGTACACTCCAAAGAGGCATGAAGCATTATCATGGCATCAGGGTATAGCTGGCGGATACGTTCTACAATAGTGCTTATCGGGGAAAGTTCCAGTGTACGGATATCCTCAATAAAGTGAAGTGCATCAGGGATATTGGCATCATGTGAAAGGATGGCATTCTTGTCATGGTTCACACAGCAAACAACCTTTCCACATCTATTTCCATCCAATCGTGCTTCTTCCACACCTTCGGATAAGCCACCGGCGCCACAAAAGAGATCAATAACAAATAGTTCTATATCGGACAGACCTTCAATGGATTTTAAGATATTTTTCTGCGATTTCATAACTTCTCCTTTTTAAACAGGTGGCTGAACGCATTATCCAAGTCCAGATTCAGTTTGGACGGGAAAGATTTAATGTATTCGTACATCTTATAAGCGAGGTTGTCATCATCACCGCATCTGTCAATCAGTGTGAGCAACATGGCGTTCACCATGTCAGAATCATTGCCGAAGTTTTCCTGAGTGGATTCGCTGCAATGATTCACATCACTTTTCAATCTCTTTATCGCGGCTATGGCTGTGTTGAAGTTTCTTTTTGAATCGTGCCGCAATTCAAAGCCTTCCTTCTTGTATTGCTGCTGCATTTCTAGAAGGTTGGTTTCTAAAACGTCCGTGAGGACAAATACGATGTTGGTTATCGTATTCAGTTTGTCTGTTCCTTGCATAATCGTGTATTCTTATTTCTAATTCGAATGAATCCCCTTCGTTCTGTTTCTTCTAACAGTGGAAAGTCTTCATTCTTGATTTCACATTCTGTTTCGTAGTTCACGGAAGTATAACTTGGGATATTGAACTTTTTCCGGATTCTTACGATAACATCCGGATTTCTTGTTACCCAGTAAACGGTTATTCTCATGGTGATATCAGCATTTTTCTAGCTTCCTCATCTCCTGCATCAGCACGGTGCTTGATTTCAATGTACTCAGCATAAGAGATTCTGTTATCTCCACGCTCCTCTATCTCTTTTTCACGTTGGTTTCTGTATCGTTCACGCTCTTTCCGTTCAATATCTTTCCGACGTTCAGAAACGTAGTCCAGCATCGCACTTGTTATTTTCAATGGATCTATTGAACCGTAGAACCGCCCATACTTCCCTGACTTAAACCGTGCTATGAAAAAACAGATTTCAGCGGCATTTATATAATAATACTCCGAAAGGAATATCTCCGATAGTTCAGAAAGTTGCTCTTTCGCTATCTTGGTTGAAACTTCTGCAAAGTCATTCAATGAGCCAAATTGTATCTTTAGCCATTCTATCGGTGTTTCATCCCCATAAGTAGAAGACAATAGCCCTAAACTCGGAATGCTGTCATTCAACGCCAGTTCTGAATGGGTTGCATTACATCTGACAAGTTTGAACTGCAAATCAGGGTTGTAATCAAGAATGAATTGTGCAGGATCGGGATATTTATTCAATAACGCCCTCTGCTTCAAGTTCCTTTCTCTTTTTTGCGGCAGCTTCTCTAACGGTTGTAGCGACTGCAAGAACTGAATCACGTTTTCGCTGCTCGCTATCCTGTTGATTTTTACTAAGTCTTGTCCCATTATAGTTTCCTTCCAATATTTTAGTAAAGTTTGCTTGTTTGAAAATCCAATCAAAGTCGCATTTCCAATTGCGGTCATTAGCTCCAAGTAAGAACGGGGATTGAAGAATGAGATTGAAAACACTCCTCACTGACTCTTTCCCATATTGGGCTATCCGGGCTTTTACAGCTTTTTTTCTCACATCAGTCATTGATCTTATCTGCTGGAGTCTGTCTTTGAATGTGGTATTATAGTATTCCATCAATCCGCTGTAATCAATCTTTTCAGAGGGGGAGGGCGAAGAAAGCTTGTCTTTCTTTGATACTCCGTCAGGAGTATTTTCTTTCTTTTGATGTAGAGATATATCTATATACTCTCTTTCTTCTTTCTTTGTATTTGTGCCCTCTGTGTGCCCTGATTTTTGTAAAAGTTCGGATTGCGGTAGATTGTTGTTCATGGGCTGTGCCCCAAGTTGTGCCCTTAGTTGTGCCCATTCGTGTCTTAATTCATTGATTTCCTTTTCAATACCTGTGTCCTTACTTGTGCCCTTGGTTGTGCCCATTGGATTATATTCTTCATATTTACATAAGGTTATAAGGTTCATTCCTTGATTGCACTCAACAGTTATCATACCTTTCTTTCTAAGATGCACAAGAAAGGAACGCACCTTCTTTTCAGACCATTTCCAACGCTGTGACAGAAATCTTATGGATGCAGGATATTGACCTCTTGAATAAGAGATTTCTCGACCTCCGATACTCTCCTTTCGGGGCGTTGCCTCAAATCGTGCAGACTGAATTAAGTCTAACCACGCTTCGCAACTGCTAAAAGTACGGGCTTCATTCCACATTTCATTCGAGAAAAACCTGCGGCTTAGCCTCAAAAATCCTTCGTCCATAGTCTTAGAATCTCACGTTAGTTAATTGCCTTCCGTTAGAAAATACAGCCCACTTACCATTACCGCTATCAAACAATCGTAAATCCGACACCTCTCCGAAACGTTTGATGTTACCGCATAAATCCACAATCCATCCACATTCTTTAGAAGGATGCGGGCGGATGGCACGACCGACTATCTGATACCACATGGCAAGTGACATTGTAGGACGTGCCATAACGACCGTATCAAGTTCCGGATAGTCAAAGCCAGTCGTAAGTACACCCACATTAGCTACTACCGGAATTTCACCAGCTTTGAACGCCTCAAGAATATGTTCACGTTCTTTCTTAGGAGTATCACCTGAAACGATAGCGCAACCGGGTATTGACATCGTTAACCGTTCCGCTTCTTTCAAAAAACGGGTAAAGACCAAAATACCCTTCCGTTTTCCTCCGGCTTTGGGATTCATCAGCCTTTGGACGATATGAACGAGATAACCGTAGAAGTCTATCCGTTCATATTCTTTTTGAACTGACCTATCCGTATAGTCGGCACCAGTAGTATTTACTTTCAAGTTAAGTTCATTCCACCCTGAAGGATTCATTGAATAGTAATCCAACTTCGCCAAGTAGCCCATATCTAATAGGGTTGATACCTGTACATGATAAATGACCTCTGAAAAGACATGAGGTTTTGTCCGAGTGATAAATTTCAGCATGGAGCCGAAATCACGGCTGGAGCTTAAACGGTATGGCGTTGCTGTCAGTCCAAGAACCTTACACTTCACTGCATCAAAAAAATCCTTGTACATTCCCTCTTTGGGGTTTACAAGATGACATTCATCCACAATGATGTTCTTGAAGTGGGTGAACAGTTCGGGATGATTCTTCACACTGCCGATGGTGGCGAATGTTATCCGGCTTATTTCTTTAGAGTTGAAAGAAGCTGAATAAATGCTGCAATCAAGAATACCGTATGAGCAGAGTTTCTTAAAGTTCTGTTCGAGTATTTCCTTCGAGGGCTGGAACACCAAGGTATGACCGTCAAGCCTTGCAGCTATATCCGCTATGATAAGCGACTTTCCGCTGCCCGTAGGTAACACCATAATGGCATTTGTTTTCTTCGCCTTGTTATTGAAGAAGGAAACGGCAGCATCAGAGGCTTTCTGTTGGTAATCTCTCAAACGGAATTGCATTTTCTCAATAAGTATTTGATTAATAATTCTTCATTTCTATTATTTCTCCTAAAGTTCTGCCATGCGGCTCCATAACTAAGATTATGCTTTTCGCAAAATTCAGAAAGAGAATACCGATTGCCATCAATATGTATATATACAGTATTAGTTCGGTTTCTAACCTGCTCTTTTCTGGTAGCCCATTTACAGTTTTCAGGAGAATAATTTCCGTTTACATCTTTTCTATCAATAGTAAGCCCTTTTTGATAACCACTATTCAAAGCCCAATTAACAAACGACTCAGGATTATTTTTCCATTCTTCACAGATACCTATTCCCCTGCCTCCATAATTTTTATAGCTTGAATGTTTAGGTGAATAGCATCGTTCTTTCATACATCTAAAAATCCTATAAATATCAGTTCTTGACAAACCGTGCCTATAATTATACTTAGTGATTCTATCTTTTGTTTTACACCCACAACTTTTTGATGTTCCATTTCGTAATCCATAAGCACTAACAGAATGAATAGAACCACAATCACATTGACAGATATAATAAGATTTAATTCCTTTATGGTCTAATCTATCCAAATCCTTATGCAATACAAGCCATCTACCGAACTTATGTCCTGACAAATCAGGCATCTTATTACATGATTTTTTATAACTCATAGCCCTTTCTCCTTTCGTAACTTCTTATTAAGTGCTTTGTAATACTTGATTAGCTGTTCGTACTCAAAATCAGTCATTTTGGAAGTGCTGGCAACTTTGACTTTCAGCAAATCAAACTTCTGTTGACCGATTTTAGCAATTAGATTCACCCGATAGCCTTCCAAATGGTCGGCTTTGAACCTGTTGCAGTGCCGGCATTCGGCATGGCAATTATTCTCATCAAACCGTGTTGCCAAATGTGTACGACTGAAATAGTGCCCGCAGTCTGCTTGTGTAAACGGCTTTATCTGTCCGCACGAGATACATCTAAAATACCCGTTTGGCATTGCATCACGAAGCCGGATAAAAAGGGAAAACTCCTTGTCGAGCTTAGCTTTCAAATCCGGCTTTTTCTTTACTGTTACCCCTGCTTTATCAAACAAGGGTAAAGGCTTGTCTTTCTTCTTGGCCTTTGTTCGTTTTATGTAGTATGGCATATCTTGTCATTAAAAATTCTTACTCCGTTATTTTTCGCCCAACTTATGATAGAATCCAAAACCTCATCGTCATCCAGATTGTCTATAATATCTCTAAAGTCATACGAAGCACCAACCTCTTCTTGGAAATGCCGTACAATACTCGTTTTTAAATCTGTCACTTCTTGCCAACTTTCCATACGTTACAATTAAAAGCCCCGAAGCGTATTCTCCGGGGCACAACCATTATTTACTAACCCATGCCATTTATGTGTGGCTCACATTTATGTGGAGATGGAGCGATTCGAACACCCAATTAAGGACTATATCCTTTTGCGCTACTTCTAAGGTTAATTACTCCTTATATCTCACGTACCGTACTTTCTACCATGTGCACCTCTCGAAAGTCAAAAGCACTCCACTGCGCACCCCCATTTTCGCCCGCCCCATCTTCACAGACCGGACAGGCAGGTTAACAAAGTTACACCTCAACGATTACAATGTCTGGTGCAATCTGTCTGATAGCATCCAACTGTACATCAATGACTTTATTCTTGTATTCCTCAATTGCTTCATTTGCGCCAGCCGACACAAGAGAAAGGGAAACATCTCTACCGTCTACATCAGCGTAAATCTCAACTTCGATTTCTTCACAGGCAAAGCCTTTGAAAAGAGGGATGTTCAGTTTGAATGATTTCGGCAAATTGGAATCAACTACCTGCGAGTAGTTGTCAACTTTGCTGCCGTTTTCCTCCTTGCTGCGCTCAATGTCTTGGTTTACCTTTGCTTTGAAATTCTTCAAAGTAGATACAAGCATCATATTCTGTGACTTGTCAGTAAAGAAAGCACGGTGCATTTTGATGAACTTAGATAACTTGATGGGCTCCCATTTCTTTTCAACGTTGATACCAAACTCCTGCATTTCTTTTGAAGGCTGCAAAATACCGTTGATTTCAGTCTGATAGTAGTTGGTTTCATCAATAGTTAATGCTAACCCCATCTTATCACGATTTACAATGATATTGGTCGCTTTCTGGTTAATCAGTTCGACACGTTTCTCCAACCATCTGAGAGGTGCATCTATCGTTCCATTGATAACTACTCTTTCCTGTTCTTTCGGGTCAAGTGCTACGGGGGCTTCTCCCTCTCTCAATACTACTTCAATTGGTGCACCGTTATAATCTTTCGGTACAATCACGTTTAATTTGTTTTCGCTCATGATTCTGTTCCTGTTTTACGGTTAATACTGAATACTGTCTTCTGCATTTCTTGCGGCATAATCGGGCGGCTGTAAACCAGCTCACCCAACTTGTTATAGAATCCTGCCATCTTTTCCTCATGGTAAAGGATTTTGGCACATTCTTCATTTTCCACAAACTCAGAACCTCTCTTGATGTGGTCTAGAAGCTCCTGCTTTTCCTCGTTTAAAGGCTTCAGACGTTCTTTAAACTCATCCATAGCCTCTTTCTTTTCAATCTCAATATCATTGATTGTAATTGATACCTCGGCTAATGTTTCTTTCTTTTGCGCCAATTCTTCGGGTGTGAATCGGTGGGTATAACCGATTTTCTCTACTGCATCGGCATTATCCTGAAGGAACTGCCAACGTTCCTGTTCAAGGATGTCTTGTCCTAAAAATTTATCCATAATCAAATAAACTCTTTATTACGTTCGATTTCTTGTTGTGCGTAAATAAGCATTTGTTGTTCGTTAGCTGCCGGTAAGTAGATACCAGCGACAGATGCGCTCCAATTTCGGAAACGGTCAATACTCAAGGTCATTTCACCTGTTGTCAGCTCGGCAGAACTTCTTAAGTAAGTTACTTCCTTACCTTTCTTGTTGACCGTCTTTCTCTCAAACAAATCACGGTTGCAAGTCCTCTTATAAAAATCAATTTTTGCTTCGTCGAGACTGCAACCGTACTCACTACCGAAATACCCTAAAAGAAGATGCAAGTAGCTGTTTTGGGCAAGCGTGCGGTTAGGTAGTTTCTTTTTCACTTCCACCACCGCACGTTCACTAAACAGCTTGTTTACATACTCCTTGAACTTGGGTATTTGAAATTCATTCTTCAAGTCGAACAACATACGCTAAAAAGGCAAATCGTCCTTTACATTGCCATTAACATCAACCGGAGGCGGGAAATTCTGTGGCTGTTGCTGATAGGTCGACTGTGGCGCTGGCTGTTGTACCGATGTTGTTTGTTGGGATTGCGATACACCACCACGCGCATCTATTTTGTAGCACCGGATAGATGCCATACGTTTGAGTTCTCCGTCCTGATTCGTCCAAGAACGCCCTTGTAAGACAAACGATACAGTAACAACATCACCCTGATTAAAGCGGTCAAGTTCTGCACACTTATCGCCTGAAAACTCTAAGGGAATAACATTCTCATACTCGCTACGCTCTCCCGTATAAGGGTCGTAAGTAGTAGCATCTAAAATAAACTCCCGTTTTGTAAATGAGGAACCACCGTTTTTGGATGGTATTTGAACGGTTTGTCCAATTTCGATTATCCGTCCGGTTATTTGGTTTGCCATTAATTTTCTCCTCCAAAAATCTTTTTATCGGTTATAAGTTCTCTGTTTTCTTCCAAAAACCGGATAAATTCCTCACAATGATTAGTAAGAATAGGAATATCACGTTCAGGATTGAAAACGTATGTTTCTGTATAGGTATCTACCACATAACCGCCTTTGTTGAACTCCACAATGTTATACTCAAATGTCCGTACATCAGAACCGTTCTTCATTAAAGCGTATGGATATACTAAATGCTGGTGGTGATCTTTGAACTTTCCCACGGTATAACTACCGGTTGTTTTGATGTCGTGGACGCTGGCCGGCATCAGCTCGTCAATTACCCCATAAACCAAAACATTGCCGTATGCGGTTGGAATAATCGCTTCTACTCTTTGTTGGGTTAATGCTCCTTTGTAGTAGTTGGCAAACTCGCGGCAAAGGTCAATGTGAAAAGTGAAAGTGCGATTGTTGTAAACAGCTTTTATCCCGTAAAGTTTTCCGTCATCGTGATATGCCTTGCTAATTTCCATTATAGAAGATTTACGGTTCTCAATCATACAATCAATGATTTCATTGAAAGCCGTACCACGGTCTGCCGCTTCGCTATCGAATGGCTTGCGGTTAATCCGGTCTATCAGTTCTTGAAACTGTTGTTCGTGAAATTCTTCAGGAGTATGGGGTGGATTTTCTGACCACCCCCAGTACTTATCCCAAATCACATCACTATTCAGATATGCCCCAAAGGCATCAAGAAGCGTTGCGTAAATACGATATTTAGGCTGCTGGTTCATATTTCTTTTCTGAATTAAGTTTCAGATTCAAAGACTTCGCTTTGTTAGCTACCAACTTTGCCGCCATTTGCTTTGAAGAACCAACGTGCTCAAAGTTATCTATTTGCGCGATAAAATTATTGGCAGATTCCGCATCCGTAATAAGTTCGATCTGTTCTTTTATCTCTTCAATAACTTTATCATACTTTTCCTGTGCCTCTTTCTTGGCAGCAAGCATACCCAAATACGAATTGATTATCTTGGCGGTGATAAAGTCGTTCTTTGCGGTTGGATTAGCATTCTTGTCAAGGATGGTAGGAACTTCCATCACTGAAGGAAGATTGCAAGTATTCTTACCGTCATTTCTTGAAGTTGGGTCAAAAGTGATGGTACGTCTTTGGACGCCTCTTTCGCTTTTCATTTCAAGATAACCGAGCAAATCCAGTTCAGTAACGATAGAGTTGTAGGATTTTTCACGCAAGGCAGGGATAAACACCGTATCATCACCTTCTTTTCTTGTGTCGCGATGGGCAACGAAAATGATGTGCTTGTTAAGCCCCGAAAGTGTTCGTGTCATCCATGAAAACTCCGCATTGATACCGCTCCAATCCTTGATAGACGGTTGGCGGCTGCCACATTTATAAGTAATGATGAAATCCATCATCTTGCCAATGGTATCTACCACGATTGTCTGATAGGCAGACAAATCCTCCTGCAAGACCTGTTGAACATCACTCCATGAAGTGACCTGTACAGTATCTATGTTTTCCAAATGCGCCATATTCATACGCTTAACGCCATTATCGAAATCCAATAATAACGGTTTCGGTGCGCTCAATGCCACTGTTGATTTTCCCATACCAGCCTGACCGTAAATCATCATCTTTACAGTGGTAGGAATTACTAATTCATTTGATTTTTTAATAAGACTCATAATCGTAAAATTTAAAGGGTTTATATTACTTTCATTCTATTCAAAAATCTGTTGATCGACTCCAAATTGTACCAAATCATTTTTCCATCTTTGGCAAATGAAACCTGGGCGTTATTCCTAAGTTTATCAAGGTAATCAACGCTACACCCCAAATAAGCCATCGCTTCATCCTTATTAAGCCAAAGTTTCTGTACGGATTCAACCTTTCCTCTTTTCATATCATATCTTTCAGAAATTCTATTTTCTCTTCTCTAATCCGTCTTGCCCTACGCATATCCGAATGGAAATCCTGATAAAACGTAATTGAAAACACACATAATAAACAACAGGCGATAACAGAACGGGCTATTGGTGGGAAATCCATAGTGAATTTCATGCCAGCCAGACGCTCATATAGCATGGTCGCCAGTTCTCTTCCATTTCTTACATGAAGAATCTCAAAAGCCTTCTGCAACTGGTTGTTTATCGTGCTCACAGCCCTGCATTTCAAATCGGCTATTTCCTTCTTCTCATACCCTTGTGCATACATTCGTGCCGTAATCTCGCATTCAGGTGTAAGTTCATTAAAAACTCTCTTCATAATCGTGCAAGTCAGCTGATTAATAATTGCGGATAACCTCAATATATCCGGCTTCCCTGTTAGTGTCCACCGAATACAAAGTTTGCTCCTTGTCTATTATCCGGTCAATCCTTGCCAGCCTGTTAAGATCAGCGGTACACCTGCGAAGCTGTCCGGCAAGCTTGTCGCTAAAGTCAAAGCTGATTCTGTCATTCTTCTTTTTCAGCTTTTTCTTGATTTCTGTTCTTTCTTTCAGTTCTTTTGCCATAAAAGTAAAATTTAATTAATGATTCGTGGATGGTAAGGGAATCGAACCCCTCTCAATCGTGCCAATTGTTTGCGCAACACGAAGCTCTAACCGATAAGCTAACCATCCGATTAAAAAAGGTGCACTATCCTCACGGACGGCACACCCAGTACAAACACAATATAAAACACGAATATCTAATCTATTATCATAACAATGCTTTTAACCGCGTTCTTGAAATGATCAAACTTCCGGTTCAAATCACTCCAAGATTTATACCATGTATTTTTCTCTTCAGCTAATTTCTCGTTAGCCTCTTCCAGTTCCTGCACACGCCTTACTAAATCTTCATGCGTCATGCCTCTTAATTCTTCCACTGTCATAATCGTATAAATTTAAAATGTCGTTAAAAAGGTAGGAGTCGAACCTACTTCTTGTAAGCTAAATGAATATATAAATTAGAATATAAGTTAATACCAACAATTAATCGCTTACACGCATTCCAACAATGCTACTTCATAAATTACCGCCCAGCTGGTTTACAAGGTGATTGTGCACTCATCCCCATGCGCCTTGTGCCGGATTATAGGACTACCTTTTAGCGGTCTGTTTTAAGTTCTCTATAAGTTATTCTCATGAGCGACACACACCCTACACATATAACACTCATTATAGTGATAGAGAATATTTTCATAGGACTGTAAGTAGTGATAGCCCCGTAAAGCATACCGGCAGCACATATACTAACCAATATAGATAAAATGAATTGGATTGTTTTCATAATCGTATAAATTTAAATAAGTACCTGTACCCTAATCGAATAGCAGAACCTTATTTCAGTTCAGTACAGGCTATATTGTCGAAAACAGTACGGACGCCTAACCCGTATGCTCACTGCTCAAAGACGATTCTTTGCGGTGTTTTCTATTAATTGTTAAACATTGCACAGCTCACAAGCCCCAACTTGCTTATGTGCGTTCGTTATCTTTGGTTGGCAAAAACGGCTTATGAATTACACCGTAATTGCTTTTACAGAATTTCAAAGAACTAATCAATAGTACCCTACCCGATTCTCGCTATCGGTTGCCGTTCAATCCGTCCGTAGGGCTGTCGTGCGTTGCATAATCGTGTATTATGCGTATCGGCTGATACCTTGTACCCGGCATAGAGCATCGTAATCCATGCCATCATCTTCACAAGTTTCAAAACCTTTTAAGGCATCTTCCAAACTGTCTATCTCATCCGTTATCAACTGGATAACTTCTTTCTTGCTATCAGCATTGAACATCAGGCAAACAGTCCTTTCATCGTTGTTGTGAGCTGCCTCTAAATCTTTATAAAGGCTATCCAACTGCTGGTTAATCGTGTAAGCATTCATATCCATATCTTTTATGCGATTGACATCAGATTAGCTTTTTTGAAGCATCTGAATTCTTGGCGTTCAGTATCATAGTAAGTCTGGACGGTATCATTCTTCTTTCTATTGTCAGTACCAGTGATGGCAGGCATCAGCTTTTCATTTAGTGTACCGTATGCCTCACGAACAGAACCGTCCACTTTTTTGAAGTAGAACTTCACTATCTTCTTTTTCATCTCACCTTTCAACTTCAAGTTAGCCCAAGAGAGCTTCATTGCTTCGCTCATGGTGTAGCCATTACGCTTAACGAACTGCCAAGCAAGGCTCATTACTTCGTGTAAAAATTCTCTTGTTCTCATAATCGTGTATTTTAATATGTTTATACTATTTGAAATCTGAATTAATCTTCGTTTCTTTGTATCAGTTTAATTTGATAATGCAAAGATACACGTTTTTGTGTATACTACAAATAGCATATAAACAAATATGTGTATATAAACACTATTTAACTATTAAAGCAGATTATACCTTATTATAATATGAAGAAAGAAGACAGAAATAGAAATTGGATAGCGCGGATAGCACTGGGATTAAGTGTCATTGCAATATTGCTATGGCTATGCAAATACGAGCCTGTAACATGGACTCTATTCGATTCTATGATTGCTTTTCTTTCTTTCGTTGTAGGAGCATTAGCCGTAATGGTTGGATATAACATTTTTGGGTTAAAAAACGACCTTAAAAATGAAATAGAAGAAAAATTACAGGACATAAGTGACCATCATGTAATTCATACAGCAAAAACTATGATGTATATAGAGATACGCCTGCTACACATGGCTATGAAATTAAAAAATATAGCAGATATAAGGCAATCTATTTACATGATGCTTGAGACCACTGAAAAGACTAAAGATAAGGAAGATATAGATTATGTTATTAATCAGTTGAAAGAACTTAAAACACGATATGGATATACACTGTTTGACGATGCATTCACAAGGAAACTAAAGATTAAACTCGGAAGGATTGGCACTTTCTCTGATAGCGCGCTTCTCTTCCTTCAAGATCTTGAAGTATGATTCTTTTGCATTATCAACAAGCCTGTTTGATTCTTTAAATGGATCCTTACAGATTGTTTTGTTTGGCGTATGAGATGACTCTTCTATTTGCATTCTCATTGATTCAAATAGAAAAGGATTGATTATTACCATAACTATAAAAGTAAAGCGACCAACTCCAAAGTTGCGGTTTGAAGTTAAGTCGCCTATATAGTCCCTTACGGGAATAGTTAAACAAATTAGTTGAAATCATCCGCAACTTGATTCCGACACAAATATACACAAAATTGTTTATATGAAAACAGAAGGTGAAAGAATTTCTGATATTATTTCTCATTTCTGCGAATCAAAAGCTGATTTTGCAAGAAAAATGGAAGAAAGCCCACAAACAATAAGTAATTGGGTATCTCGTGGTGCTGGTAAAAATGTACTCAACAAAATTTTATCAAAATTCCCAGATGTAAATGCAAACTGGCTTCTTACTGGTGAAGGAGAGATGTTGTCTCGTAAAGAAAATAACGAGAATATTGTAATGGAGCCAATTTTGGAATATGGTACTGAACAACCTAAAATCAACTATACAACAGGCGTTCCCTATTATAATGTAGATTTTATAGGTGGTTTTGACCTGATTCTAAACGACCAAACTATAAATCCGGAATATATGATAGATTTTCAAAAATACAATAATGCGGATTGCTGGTGCAATGTTACAGGTCATTCTATGGAACCGGAAATCAATCACGGAGATATAATAGCATTAAAGAAAATAGAAGATAAATCATTTCTTCCACTTGGAGAAGTGTATGCCATCGTTACAACAAACGATATGCGCACTATAAAAAGATTGGGAGCTGGGAAAACTGACGATTCATATACGCTCATCCCATCCAATAAATCACCAGAGTATTCCCCACAACAACTTCCAGCAAGAATGATTAGAACTATATTTCAAGTATTGGGAGCTGTAAAGAGATTTTAGAAACTAAATATATTAAGATTATGAAGAAGATTTTATTTTTGCTTGGACTACTAGTAAGCCATATTACATCCTTCGCCTTTAACACTAGTACCAACTTTGGCTTTAATCAACAAAAGACAGAAGAAGAATACCAACAATATGTAGGAAAATGCTTTACGGTGCGCCCCGCATATGGGCAATTAGAAACATGGGATAAATCTGGATTTAAATTTAATGAATCTTACATTGGCAAGACTTACACTATATCAAAAGTCACAGTTAAAAATATAACTCTTAACGACAAGCCTAATAAAGAAATTTCTATCATTGCTATCGAAAACGGGTCTAAAAGAAAAATTAAATTTAAAGGGTATGAAGAAGTTTCCGTAAAAGTTAGTATATGGAGTGGAGTTAAACAATGGCCACTCATTTCGTATATGCCCATTGTTTTCACTGAACCTTTTGAGGAATACAAACAACTTCATATGGGAAAAATAATACAACACGATATGGTCAAAGATCAATATGAAATTATTGATCTATTTATAGGAAAGGGAGTTGGTAAAGATTATGCGACAGCAGAAATAAATGTAAAAGTTAAAAATAAACGAACTGGGGAAATTATAGAATGTCCGTATTCAATGGTTAAAACTACGCCTTTTCAAAAGGCACTCAAAGGAAGCTATAAGACAGCTTTATTGAAAGTTGAAAAGCCAGAAAAAGCAACAAATCGATATGGTAACACAAAAATCATACAAGACAATGGGATTGATAAATATTCATATAACGACAGCATAATAGACATTGTAATTTTTGGTACTTCAGAGCAATTTAACTTTATGCTAAAAAATGTATCCGATCATTCTCTTAAAATCATTTGGAATGAAGCAGCATTTGTAGGATTAGATGGTTTATCCTCAAAAATTATGCATGTTGGAACAAAATTCTCCGAACGAGAAGGAGACCAACCAGCTACCACAATCATAAAAGGTGCCAAAATTGAAGATTTAGCAACCCCGACATCTAATGTTTATTATGACGATGGTATAAAAATAGGTTATAGCACAATCGGAAATGGATGGAAAAAGCATTCCATGCTCCCTGAAAAATATATAGGAAAAGAAGCTGGCGAAATCAGATTAATGCTGCCCATCCAGATTAGAGATGTTATTAATGAATATACTTTTATTTTCAAGGTATATTACACATATGACCATCCAGAATTATTAAAAAACGAAAAACTTTAATCAAACAAGCAGTGCATATTTATTTTTATGCACTGCTTGTTACAACTACACCTAAATCATACTCCTAATATTCGGAGTATTACAAATTATTCTCTTCTTCAAAGTATGGGGAATGACAAACGACATCAAAGATATAAGGAACAAGTATCTCAAAGACGAGGATGAGAAACAAAGAAAAAACACAGAGCATGACGCTATAACCAAAATAAGTGGCGGTTCTAAACCAACAATATAAGCCGGGCATCATTTCCCGGCTTTTTCTTTTCCAAACACATAGTCAATCACTCTCCTATTGGCATCGTCCACCTTCTTCTGATCGAATTTGATATAGATACTAGTAACATCAGAACCAATCTCATGTCCTAAACCGGCAGATATAGTTTCTTTAGGTATATCAAGTTCCGCAGCCAATGTAGCCCATGAATGGCGCGCCCAATATGTGGACAGATCCGGAAATAACGGTTGGCGAACCTTCTTTCCTCCCAGCCCTTTACGCTCGAATGGCCCTATATTCTTCAGTGCCTTGTTTATCCGACTGATAAAATCTTTGTAATTAGAATACTCGTCCAAAACATTCAAGAGATATTGCCTTCCCTTATATCGATCAATTATACCCTGCGCTTCCGGTTCTATCTTCACTGAATACAATTTTCCAGTTTTTCGACGATGATATTCAATCCGCCCGTTGACTATGTTCTCCTCTTTCAGCAGAAGCATATCCCCTATATTTATGCCGATCAAATAAAACGACAGCATAAATAAGTCCCTGTATCTCTCCTCAAATTCCTCGCATGGATAGGCTTTCAGTACTCTAATCTGCTCGATGGTGAGAGAACGCTTTCGGGTTTCTTCTTTCTTTATCTTGAATTTCCTAAATGGATATAATGTGGTTATCTCTTCATCAATGGCATAGTTGAAAACAGCACGAATATTCCGAATATGAATAGCATAGGCATTTATCTTCATTCCGCTTCCACTCATCCAATTCTCGAATGACACAAGCCATTTTCTGTCCATAGTATCGAATGTACAATTAGGGTCAAAAGCCAGCAGTTTGTTTCGGGTAGTTTCATAAACAATCTTTGTGCCGGCATTATTCTTCAATGAAACAAATTCATCCAAATAATCAATGAATGACTTTTCACTCTTTTTCCTGCCGCTAATAATTTCTTCCAAGTGAGATTTCAGCATCTTATCGGTTATCACTTTAAGCTTTCCCATAGAATGCATGACAAGAAGTTCATTCTCTACAGCGGCAAAGATATTGCGCAATGCTGCATTTTTATATTTATAATTTGGTTCTTTCTTATTATAGCAACTTCCATCCCATGCTTCAATGGCAGAATCAAACCCCGTAGAAAGCAATAATTTGCTTTCATGCTGGATACGTAACTTAATAGGGTATTTATTGTTAGCCTTTGCCCTTCTTGTGTCAAGATAGAAATTAACGGTAGCCATAGTCATTTATTTACGGTGCAAACCGCTTAAATTTGCACCTGATTTGCACCGCAAATATAAGAAATAGCCCACAATAACCACCAATAACAACACGAATAATCAATTAACAAATAAAAAAAGTAGTTAGAAATAAATCTAACTACTTGATTTTCAATAGAGCGGCAAACGGGACTCGAACCCGCGACCCTCAGCTTGGGAAGCTGATGCTCTACCAACTGAGCTACTGCCGCATCTCTAAAACAGGAACAAAAGTAATATATATTTT